AGGATTCAGTTCAAGTGGATGGAGAGTATTAATGAGGTTTTTACCTTTAGCCTTTGAACTTCATAAGAAAAGGCAAGATAAAGACTTCGATCACAATTACTGGAATGAGGAACTATAAACCTTAACCTTTTATGAAAGTTTGGGGTGTTTGGGGAAAATCCTCACACACTCTATGCTTTCTTTTCCGCTTCTTGCATGGTGCGAGAGGCATAACCTCCAGATAGGAGATATTATGAATAAAGTAGAACAAGAAAAATATGATGCCGCAATTATGATGGCAAAAGAAGCTACTGCAAAAGCAGAGAACCTTCAAAAGCGGTTAGATGATAAAGAAGATACTCGTGAATTTGAAGTAATTGTTGAAAGAATAGATGAAACAAATAAGTACCTTCTTGTTATTCCTAGTAAAAACTTTTCTGCTCAATTAATCAGAAGGGATAGAAACACTCTTATCTCTACAAAGGATTTTGTCCATTCTGCGGAAGAAACAAAGTCCAATGAAGCAGTTCAAGAGATAATTGAACGTAAATATCGCTTCGACAACTTAGCTACACAGAAGAATGTAGTTCAAGGTGATGCTCCATCGGCATCATAACACTAACAGGGGGGCATTCAGTCCCCCTATTCACTCTTATAGAGGAAATGTATGTATTATGTTAAACTTAATGAAGTCCTTCCCAGAAGGAACACAGAGGGTCTTAAAGACCTTAACGATGAAATGCAAGAATATGCATTCAATACTGAACCAGAGCCAGAAGAAGAACTTCGGTTCTAAGTATCTGGTAATAACTGCATTAGTGCTTGTAGTGCTAATTGCAACGTATTTCTTTACTATTCTAGGGCTTGTAGTGGCTTTTGGAATAGGTAAATACTGTAGTAATAATTACTATAGTTCTAACAATAAAGCGGAGAACAAAGATGAAACAGACAACAGCAGAATATAATGCTGAACAAGCATTTAACGATCAAGTTAGTAACTGGTGGAAAACCAGCCCAACAGTCAACAAAGTAAGAAAAAAAGTTGACCAATCCAAGAAAGCATTAAAGAAAGAAGCCTCAGATAAACCTCTCTGGAAAATCTTTGGAATCTTCTTGATAGTTGCTTTTATCGCACTTGGCAAAAATATAGTTAAGTATGGTGTTAAACCTACTTTAGTATTTCCACTTGCCATAACAGTTTATCCTATTATGGAAGGGTTATTTTCCAGAAAAAGGAAGTAATATGAACAACATACAAACTTTAAAGTATAAGTTCATAAAGTGGAAACACAAAAGAAGAACAGCTAGGATTACTAATCAGTACATTGCTGACTGTGTAAATTCTAACTGAAGTTAATAGCTGGTGAGGATGGGATGACAAGGAATGTAGATGTTGTATTTTAATACATACAATAGTCCTGTGAAGAAACATACTCTTCATTGTTCATATTGGAGGCACGCACAAATATGCGAGTAACCAGCTATATCCTGTGTAGGAGGTAAAACTCTTGCACAGGATTAACTTTTTTTTAAAGAGTGGGCGAAGTACCGAACACCTAAAAGAAGAGTACCGAACACCCTTAACAATTAAAAAAGGAAAAACATGGGAAAAAGAAAGAAAAGATTTCATTGTCCTGAATGTAATTCAACTAATTTATTATTCAGTACATGGATTGATGAGTACGGAAAGATACCAAAACACATGACAATCAAACAACCTCTTACTTATTGTATAGAATGTGATAAAAGAACCGAAAAAGCAAAGTATCAAAAACTTTCTTCTAAAAAATGAACCAAACATGAACCTAACAAGAACCTTTTTGGTCAAATAAGCCTTAAACGACCAAAAAACCTTCACCAAGTGAAGAAAATAATCCTCTTAACTTCCCCTTATCTTCCCCTTTTAAGCATATTGTGTGTTTTTTCTTAACCATTTGTGAATATTTGGTGTGTTTGGGGTACAATACTTGCACTAAAATAACATTAATCAGGAGGAAAATATGGAAGACGACGATAGTATCTTGACTCAAAGAGAACTAGAAGTAATACAACATGCATTAAAGCAGTTATACGAAGATGTAAGTGTAATGAATAATCATCAAAGTGATGAAGAATTTTCAGATTACTTACATGAAATAAAGATTTTACAAGATAGAATAAGTGATACTATGCAACATGAAATACTTAACTAGGAGGAAATATGGACAATGACACATATGATGATCGTATACCAAGAATGAATGACCAGATGAATATAAGGTTCATAAAATTAGAAAATGAATTAAGTGATACCAGAGATAAATTAGCTGAATTAAGCGAGATACAGCAAAAACAAGCTGATTTATATACTGGATTAATTAATGTGCTTGATAAGCAGATGATGGATTTAATTGAGTTCAAGGAGAACTATGAAGGAAAAGGAAAATTGTAAGTGGTGCGGAGCAGATTTAAAACTTCAACCCGGGCCAATACACCGAGAAGGCGGTAAGGCATACTGTAATCCTACATGTGCGGCATCTTATCGTGTAACCCAAGAACCTAGAACAAAAGAATTAACTGGAGGCTAATATGTTAAAACATAAACCAATAGAAACTCAGACATATAGTAGTTTTGAGCATTTAAAGCATGATGCAGGATTAGAAGAAGATAAAACTTCATATGATCCTGTACCATCTAGCATAGTATTTGAAGATGATCAATGGATTAACAACAAATATAACTTCAATACACATGGGATTAAGGCATTATGTCAGGCAACTAACGTAAATGGCTTATTTAATACTATGGAAGCAATGGAGCATCCACATATGTCATCTACATTTCTTAACAAACTATTCGATCAGCAGAGTATTAAGAACGAATTAGCAAGTAAAAGACTTGTAGTTAATGGTGATACTATAGTAGGAGTAGTTGGTTCAAGGTATCTACCATACAGTAACTTTCAATTTCTTTACGATTTATTCAGGGATAATAAGAATGATTCCTTAGAATTGGAGAGAGCAACAGTTACCAATACTAAAATGACTGCCAACTTTGTTGAGAAACATGGAGGTTTTAAGATGAGAGATGGTGAAGATTTTACTAAAATTGGTATAAGTGCAAGAAACTCAGGTGTAGGAGATACCAAAGTATCTACAAATATCTTTACATTAAGACCAAAATGCTTAAATGGTATGATGCATTATGTAAAGAGAGGTACAAGTTCAGCAAAGCATACTGGAATGGCAGATGTAATGAAATATAAGTTAGATCAGATCATAACATTAGCAAAAGACCAGTATGAGGTCGTAAAGGAGCGTGTACAGGCATTAACACAAGTTCCCTATACTAACACTACCGCAGATACTTTTCTTAAGCTACAAGCCCCTGTGGACATTTTACCACAATTAAGGAAAGCAAAGTTATGGACTCCTAAAAAGAAGTTCTCAGATGTAACTACTCATCAGGAGGATTTAACTCGATCTATACAGATACTAAATGAAGTACCTACGAAGTATGGTGGAGTACATACATTAGCAGTATGGAACAGTACATTTAGGGATCAGAACAGCATGTATGAATGGGTAGAAGCATTCACAGAACATGCACAAACATTGCCAGCAGAAGTTCAATTAGAAGTAGAACAAGGTGCTGGTGAATTAACAGCATGGATTAGTGACCATAAAGAACAGCTTGGTTACTTACCATTTTAGGCACAGCTGAGTCGTGTCTAAGCGACATGGATGTTGCAAACTAGGCTGGTGAGGCAAATAGGAGGAGGCAAGGGGCGAGGAGTTCCGTGTAACCAGCTTTTATAAAGACTGATGAGGTAGGTATGGCGATATATAGTCTGTGGAGGGGAAATCACTAAGGTGACATCGTGTAATCAGTCTTTTCACTTTAACATTTAAAAATAGA